ATTACGTCGTTGGGCAGAAGATAGTGGCAGAGCTACACCCGGAGAGCAGGCAGCTTTTCGTGTAGCTAACATGGCACGTAGCATGAACAATAATAACTTCTTGACATACTCTACTAAGATTATGGCAGCAACTGACGATGCGTTTGGTTTTATATTAGGTCGTGCAAAGATGCGTGAGAAAGCTATGCGTAGAGTTCTTGAGTTACAAGAGGGTGGCTATAAGACACCTAAGATAACTAAAGATATTATGAGAGCATACGAAGACGATTTCTATGCTCAAGTCTTTGACCCTGCCGGTAACTTAACTGATGAAGCTGCAAGCTTTGCACGTAAGGAAGTAACACTTACACAAGAACTTACAGGCTTTGCCAAAGGTCTTAACGATGTGTTTACTGCTGCACCTTTAGCTAAACCATTCTTTTTGTTTGCTAGAACTGGTGTCAACGGCCTTGCACTTACAGGTAAGTATACACCCGGTTTTAACTTCTTAGTCAAAGAGTTTAATGAAATTGCAGCAGCTAGTGCTAGTAATTTAGATAACGTTGCTAAGTACGGCATTACATCAGTAGAAGAATTAGCTAACGCTAAAGCTCTTCAAACAGGCCGATTAGCGATGGGCTCTGCTGTAACATTTATGGCTGCACAAGCTTGGATGCGTGGTGATCTTAACGGTAACGGCCCTGTAGATAGACAGAAGAGACAAGCTTGGTTAGACGGTAAGTGGGAGCCAAGAACTATTAAGTTAGGTGCTGTACGTGTAGGTTACGATCAGTTTGAACCATTCAACTTAATCATGTCTACAATAGCTGACGTAGGTGATGCAAGCGAACTAATGGGTGAAGAGTGGACAGAAAGAGAGCTACAAAAGATTTCTCTTGTTGTTGCACAGGCTATAACCAGTAAGTCATATCTAGCTGGTATACAGTCATTTGTTGATTTATTTGCTGGTCGCCCCGGTCAGTTTGACAGAATCATCGCTGGACTTGCAAACAACCAAGTACCACTAGCTGGATTACGAAATGAAATTGGTAAATTATTTACACCATACATGCGTGAAATAGGCTCAGGTATAGAGCAGTCTGTACGAAACCGTAACTTAATTATGGAAAACTTTGCAGGCTATAAAAAAGAACTACCAATTAAGTATGACTTGCTAAACGGTAAGCCTCTCAAAGATTGGGATTTTATGACTCGTGCATTTAATGCTATCAGTCCTGTATCTCTCAGTTTAGATCAAGGCCCGGGTAGACAGTTACTGTTTGATAGTGGCTATGACTTACGCATGTCTACATACTATGCTCCTGACGGTACAAACTTAACTGACGTGCCAGAGGTTAGATCAAGATTTCAACAAGCTATTGGTGTACAAAACTTAGAAAGAGAGTTAGACAAATTAGCTAAAGATCCTAAGATATTAGCGTCTATGGAAAAGATGTACGAAGATATAAGATTTGGTAAACGTGGACAGTATGACGCAAGAGATTACTACCACAATATAATTATTAAAAGATTGTTTGATAAAGCTCGTAAAGTCGCTTGGAGCACAATTAGTCAAGAAAGTGACATAGCTCAGTTAGTTACAGAGCAAGAAGCTCGCAAAGAGTTACAAGAACTTAAGCAAGCTCAAACAGCTAACATCCTCAACATATACAAATAAATGGCAACAACATTCGTAGAATACACTGGGGATGGTAATGCGACTAAGCAGTTTACCTTTCCTTCATATCAAGAATCTGATGTCAAAGTTCGTGTAGATGGTGTACTTAAGACGACAAGTACACACTACAATATTACTGGTTACACTACTACAGGTGGTGGTAATATAGTCTTTACATCAGGTAATATACCATCCAGTCCAGCTAAAATACGTATTTATCGTGATACCAGCGTCGATGCAGCTAAGGCTACATATACAGCAGGGTCATCCGTAAAAGCAGCTGACTTAAATAATAATAACACCCAGCTCTTATACAGAGCACAAGAAGAGCAAGTACCTAATCTTATACAGTCGTATGATATAGATGATGATGCTATAGAAACAAGTAAGATTAAGGCAGATGCTATAACTGGTGCTAAGATAGCTGACGATCAGATCAACTCTGAGCACTATGTCGACGGTAGTATCGACACTGCACATATTGCGGATGCACAAATCACCACAGCTAAACTTGCAGCTGACTCAGTAACTAACGCTAAGATTGCTGATGATAGTATCAATTCTGAGCATTATGTAGATGGCAGTATAGATACAGCTCATATAGCAGATGCACAGATTACTACAGCTAAAGTAGCAGATGGTGCTATAACTTCTGCAAAGCTAGCTTCTGGAACTATTGCTACAGGTGACTTAGCAGATGGACTTATATCTACAGCTAAAATTGCAGCAGATGCAGTTACAAATGCAAAGATAGCTGACAACAGTATAGATTCAGAACATTATGTTGATGGGTCAATAGATACTGTACACATAGGTGACTTATCAGTTACTACAGCCAAAATAGCTCCTGATGCAGTTGATGGCACTAAGATAGCTGATGACAGTATCAACTCAGAACACTATGTAAATGGTTCTATAGACAGAGTACACTTAGCAGCAGATATTGTAGACGATACAAAGATAGCTGATAATGCCATAGGGTCTGAACATATACAAGCTAATGCTGTTACAGATTCTGAAATAGCAACAGGCACACTAGACAACAGATACTACACAGAAAGTGAGCTAGATGCTGGACAATTAGATAATAGATACTTTACTGAAGCAGAATGTGAGGCTGCATTTCTTAGACAAGATTCTAGCGAAACTATTGCTAGTGGAGTTACATGGTCATCATCGGATGCTTTTGTAGCAACTACTGCTGCTATAGATGCTCGTGTTATTGAACTTGTTGACAACGTAGGTGGTTTTGTACCTATAGCAAATGAAACAAGTTTTCCTACAGCTAACCCTGATATAAATACTAGCAACTCTGAAAAAGGTGGAACTATTGTATCAGTTAAAGCAGCTTCAACAAACTTAACTGCACAGTCAGGAACAACTCTAACTATTGCAAATGGTAGAGGTTCTGGTTTAGCTGTTATTATAACAGGTGTTACTGCTACCATACCTTCGGGTTTTGGATTCTTGGTAGAAACAACTTCTACAGATCATACATACGCATTTCATAGATTAGTACCAAAGGCTACTGAGGTTACAACAGTTGCAACAAATATCACTAATGTTGTAGCAGCTGGTGCAAACGTATCAGATATACATAACTTTGCTGATACTTACCAAATTAGTAATAACGCACCTACACAAAGAGCCGATACTTCAAGTTTACAAATCGGTGACTTATGGTTCGATAGTTCATCTAACAAAGTTATGATGGTCTATGATGGTAGTGCTGGTGATGGGTTTAGTCCTATTACTCCAGACCAATCAACAATTACAGCTATTAATAGTGTTTCTGGTCACATTACTTTCCAAGAAGATTTAGGTCTTATAACTAACGCAATTAATACTGGATCAGGAAATAACTCTATTAATACGGTTGGTGCAAATATAGCTGACGTAAATACGACTGCAACAAATATAGCAAAGATAACTACTGTTGCGGATGACTTAAATGAAAGTACATCTGAAATAGACACAGTTGCTACAAACATTGCAAACGTCAATACTGTTGGTAATGATATTGCAAATGTAAACTCTGTAGCTGGGTCTATAGCAAACGTAAACACAGTACAAGGTTCTATAGCTAACGTAAATACTGCTGCGACAAATATTGCAAGTATCAACACTACTGCTGCAAGTATTACTAATGTAAATAACTTTACTGACAAATATCAAGTTGCATCCTCTGACCCAACAACAGATGGTGGTGGTAATGCACTTGCTGCTGGAGATTTGTATTTTAATACTACTGCTCACGAACTAAAAGTTTACTCAGGCAGTGTTTGGCAAGGTGGTGTGACAGCTACTGGTAGTTTTGCTACTGTTACTGGTAACATTTTTACTGGTAATAATGTACACAACGACAACATAAAGTCTATTTATGGTACAAGCTCTGACGGTATGGAGATATTTCATGACACCAGTGATTCAATCATTAACGATATAGGTACAGGTAGTTTAAAATTACAAACTGGTGGAAATACTAAATTAGAAGTCGAATCTACAGGCATTACTGTAACAGGACTTCTATCAGCAACTACTATTGATGGTAGTGCTGGTGATAACTTAACTCTCGATTTCGGAACTCTATAAATGGCGAAATTATTAAAATTAAGACGTGGAACAACCACGCAACATAGTAGCTTTACTGGAGCCGAAGGCGAAGTTACTATTGATACAGACAAAGATGTACCTGTTGTACATGACGGCTCAACTCAAGGTGGACACCCAGTAGCAGCAGAGGATATGTCTAACGTATCTTCAGCTTCTATTGCTGGTAGATTAGATAATGACTCTATTGCAACAAGTAAACTTGCAGCTGGAGCTTTACCAACAGACGTAACAATAGCTAGTGCAAACTTTACTTCTGGGCAAATTGTTAACTCACATATTAACGCATCTGCTGCAATAGCTGGAACTAAGATAGCTCCTGACTTTGGAAGTCAAAATATATCTACAACAGGTGATGCAACTATAACAGGTGGAGAATTAACACTATCTGGTAATTTTCCAAAATTTTTATTTGTAGATATTGAAGGTTCTGATGAAGATGCTTACATTGTAAATAATTCAAATGTATTAGCACTTGGTAAAACTAATAACCCTACTCAAGCTAACGATATATTAGTATTAAAGTTAGACGATCAATCGGCACAATTTAAAGGTAATTTAGATGTCGATTCTGGTATTGACGTAACAGGAAACATGACTGTTACAGGAACAGTTGACGGTGTAGACATAGCAACTAGAGATACATTATTTGGTGGTCTAACATCTAGTTCTGGAGTATTAAGTAACGGTGTAACCGCAACTACTCAAGCTCAATCAGATGACTCAACAAAAGTTTCTACAACTGCATATGTAAGAACAGCTATATCTGAAGCTCAAGCTTTCCCATCTGGGACAAAGATGCTTTTTCAGCAGACAACAGCTCCTACAGGTTGGACAAAACAAACAAGTGGTGTAGATAACAAAGCTCTTAGAGTTGTATCTGGAACTGCTGGTTCTGGTGGTAGCAATGCGTTCAGTAATACTTTGGCAGACAGAGGAATTACAGCAAACTCTGCAAACGCAACTCAAGGTGGTAACGTCAGTGTCTCCGTAGGAAACACAACTGCTGGCGGTAACATATCAGTTGCTAACGCAGCTCAAGGCGGTAGCGTATCCGTTTCTATTGGAAACACAGCTGCTGGTGGTACTGTTAATAGTCACACACTTTCTGTTAGCGAAATGCCATCACACAACCATAGCGGTGGTTTCAACCGTGGTAGTGGTGATGACGTACCACAAAACAGTCCTGATAGAAAAGGTAATAATACTCCAACAGGAAACACTGGTGGAAGTGGAGGACACTCACACGGATTTAGTGGAAGTAGTCATAACCACAATGCTAACGCAAACTTTAGTGGAAGTAATCATAACCACAACGCTACCTTCTCAGGTAATGCACACAACCACAATGCTACTGCTAGCTTTACTGGTTCTGCTCACAACCACAGTATTTCTGTAAGTAACTTAGATTTAGCAGTTGCATATTTAGACGTAATTATAGCACAAAAAGATTAATGTTAGATTCCACCATAATTACTGACCCTTATATTTTTTGTTTAGAAAATGTACTTTCAAAATATCAATGTAAGAGAATCATAGATAAATTTGAAAAAAATTCAAATCAACATCATCAGGGTCGCACCACAGGAGGGGTAAAGTTAGATGTTAAAAATAGTAAAGACTTACAAATAAGTTATGAGTCGAATTGGAAAAGAGAAGATAAATTATTTTTTAAAGCTGTTAACACTGCTATACGTAAATACTTTGACCATCTAAACAGTAAACATTGCCTTCAAAATTTTACTACTGGAGATGATTTTACGTTCCCTAGTTTTTCTAGTAGTCGTGTAACCGATACTGGTTATCAATTACAAAAAACTGAGCCCGGTAAAGGTTATATATGGCATAGCGATTATGAACACGATAATCACAAAGCAAGAGTTTTAACTTACATTATTTATCTTAATGATGTAGAGGAAGGATGGACACAGTTTTACAACGGGAATCAAATTTCACCAAGAGCTGGAAGACTTGCAATATTTCCAGCAACTTGGACATATGTACACCAAGGACATCCACCTCTACAAACTAAATATATAATGACAGGTTGGATTCATACTAATTTAGAACCAAATGGCACAACTTAAACATGGTGATCTTTGTCCTCTTATAGGAGAAAGTTGCCGACAACTTGAATGTACGTGGTACACAAAAGTATCAGGAGTAAATCCACAGACAGGAGAACCAGTAGAAGAATATGGTTGTGCAGTAGCTTGGATACCATTTTTACAAATGGATCATACTAAGCACTTAAATCAAGCTGGTGCAGCTATAGAGTCGTTAAGAAACGAAACTGTAGAAAAAATGTCACCAACAATACCTATACAAACATTACCAACACAACCAATAAGAATAAATGGCACAGATCTCGATAATAGCTGACGATAAAATGGTCGTCAAAGATGGACATGGGATTTCACAATTAACATTATCTTCTATACCAGACGATGTGTGGGCTGTTCAATGGAACAGTACAACATCTAAAGGACATGTAGAAAAAAGAGACTTATCAGTTACAGAAATTACTGAGTTAGGTATCTATCAAGCATGTGTTGATGAATACGAAGATGCACTTTCTAAAATACCAGCTCCATATGAACCTACAGAAGAAGAACTTTTTAGAGGAGAAAGAGACTCTTTATTAAGTAGTTCTGATTGGACGCAACTACCAGATAATCAGTTAAGTGACTCTAAAAAAACAGAATGGGCTACATATAGACAAGCTCTTAGAGATTTACCAGCTAGTACAACTGACTACGCAAACGTAACCTTTCCAACTCCTCCTTCAAAATAAGAGCACAGGCTAGATATGGAAATACCCACCATAGTATTGCCAGATGCGGTAAAATTGCAAACCCCCTCTTTACCTCTCCCTACAGCAGATGTTCCCTCATATCAACCTTTGGTCGTACCTCCGCAAGATTTA